TTTTAAATTTAATTCTTCTTTATGGTTATCAAAAAAGTTTAATAATGATATCCAGTAGTAAAAATCAATGGGAGAGTCGGAGGATAATAGGGTTTTTAGTTCTTTATCATTCCGACGATTCACTTAATCGCCCCAGTGGGCGGTGGGTTTGGTGACACCTAAGCCACCGATTCGGAAACCATTGCCGCCACTGACGACTTTTGATAATGTTTCTTTCTTACATTCTGGACAGGTTGTAAGATTTTTTTCTTTCATGCTCATTTCAACTTCAAATAGAATGTCATGAATTTCACATTCCTCGTTGTCGCATTTATAAGTGTAAGTTGCCATTAATTACCTTTTGTGTTATTTGCTTCTGCAGCTTTAGCTATCCAATAAGCATCAGCTAAGTCGCCTAAGCCTGTAGTTTTCTTGACGCCCAAACCAGTGAAGTAACTATACACTGACTTTGGTAAGCTGTCAATCATTTCTTCTTTCTTTGCGCGACCACTACCAGTTGCAAATTTCTTAACTGACGTAGGTGCGTATATTTCAACTTCACGTCCTTTGACTTCTTGTAAGTGGGCAATAATAACAAACTGCAATCCACCTAAGTCGCGGGTAACGTTTCCGCGCATACCAAATGCCAAACCTTCAATGGCTATTACATCTGGTTTAAATTCATCTACAATCCCTGCTAAGTGGATTGCTACTTCATGCGCCTGACCGAATCGATTCATTTCTTTATTTGCTACAAACTTATGACCTGATAATAAGGCACCATCTTTAAGTAGCACAATTCCGCTAGACGTATAGCTCTGGTCTATACCCAAAATCTTCATTATAATTGCATCCTATACAAACTTTCTGTATTTATATAGGATGCACTAGATTATGCGAATTCCATTACCTTGGATTCTGACGTATTCATTAATTCAATAAGTTCGTCCAATTCATCTTCTGTGAATGAAATTTCTTCCATTAGGCTACCGTTGGGATTGTACCAAACTGGTGCTGTGTTATTTGATGTTATTACGCCGAATGGGTTATGAGAAACGGGCATATTACCGAAGTTAGTTTTCCATGTAATATCAGCTGGCTTATCCCAAGTAGTAGCTTCTTCTGTCCAACCAAATGTAGGCACAGCCCATTCACTGATAGTTTTTTCGGTTGCGGTTGCTGTCATTCCTTTCACCGCACCCATAATATCGTTCATGATTTGTTTATCAATTTCTGCTGAAATTTCTTTAGCCATTTGAGTTGTAATTTCATCTTTCACATCAACTTTAGCTAAGTCGATACCAACGTGTACACTAGTTTCATATCGTGGAAGTTCACGACCTACTGGCTCATTTAATAGACTGATACTAGAAAAGTCTATTTGTGGTTTTGGGGTAACTGGTTGTGGATTTGTCGGTGCAGCTAAACCTTTCATAAGCTTCCGACGGAAATAGCTCATATCTTTATCAACTGTACCTAAGCCTTGACCACTGGGTAATGTTTCAACTCTTGAACCACGCCCTTCTGTGGTACCACACGTAGAAGTGTATTCTACGGTTTCGGTCTTTTTATTGGGTCTTGGGTTACCAAAGAAGAAATCTTCTGATAGGCTATATGGGTCGTAAGCGGTAGTGTATGGGTCAACATCAACCTCTTCTTTGTGAATGGCTACAATTTCTGCATCGCCATCGATAGAATAAGTTGCTGTTACATATAAGTTTTTTCCAACTTCCGCAACAGTTACTTCAACCTCTGTGTACTTGTCGGGCATTATTGCTGCAATCTTTCGGGCAACACCGTGTTCAATTAGTTTATTGACGTCAGTTCCTTTGTCGAAGTCTGTGGTAAGATAATGAGAGGTGATATTTTCCATCATTTTCATTGTGTAATCGTAAATTCTCCATGGTGACTGTCAGGGTTTTATCGAATATCCCACTGACTTCGTCGCGGTGGGAAATGATAAACAATGACAATTCATCTTCGCGTGCCTTTCGTTTAAGCATGTGTGCTGCATTCTGCACGCCTACGCTGTCCAGACCTACGTCCAGAACTTCGTCTAACATACAAACGTTTACACTGTCAAGAGAACGCTGTAAAACGTCACGGAAACTGAAAGAGAGAGCCAGATTAACCCTAGCCTTTTGACCACTGGAAAGGTTTCCAAAGTCTAATTGTCTTCCAAACTGTGATATGTGTGCTGTCATTTCTTGTGTAAATTCAACGCGATGTGGTAGACCAAGGTCATTTAAGTAACCACGTAATCGGGTGTTCAGGAATGCAAGATTCTTATTTAGAAGGTTCTTACGAATGAAACTATCCTTCTTGGTAAGTAACTTCAACAGATAATTCTGATGCGTCAATACTTTATCAAGGTGATTAACAGTATCCATATCGATTGGTTCAATTTCAACTGCCAATAATTCTGTATAAGACTCCTGATGTGGGTTCTTAGTGTCCTTCAATTCATCAAGCTTTTCATTAAGCCTTGTAATATTACCTTTAACTTCCCATAATTCTTCTAGGGAATTAAATTCAATTTGTTCGACCAGCTTAGTTAATTCCTTTTCTTCCAAAGCTATATCTTGAGTGATAGTAAGACGGTCAGTATCAAGGTCTAATAATTCCAAGTCAACAGCTTCAACATTCGCATCTAATCTTTCCATGCGCGTTTCCAGTTTAGTAGAGTCTTCTGCACTAAATGGATTCTCCATGGCGTTTAATTCGTCTATCTTTTTAAATAAATCTATACGCAACTGGCGTTCAGTTTTAATCTCACCTTCCGTAAGTGTAATCGTACCAGCAATCGTATTCAAATCTTTATCAGCATCATCTATTTTCTTATCGTAGTCATCTAAACTTTCTTTATATGCATCAACTGTAGCTGTACTTTCTTTTATGTTTGTATTACATTCAGCGATTTTATCTTCCGCCGATTCATATTTTTGTAAACAATACGGACACTTAGCATCCTCAAGATGTCCAAGCTCTTCTTCGTCTTTTTTAATATCTTTTTTAATGTCAGCAATCTTATCAAGTACAATATCCCTACCAGCAACCAACTTACTTCTATTATCAGTAAATGTTAATAGGTCTTGATGAAACTTTTCCTGACTATCCAATATAATATCATCAACTAAACCATCTTTGGCTTCTTCGTGTGCTTGTATATTAGCTTTATGGTCAAAGTTCCATACGTCTATTTTATCTTCGATGCCACTTAACTGCTCGTCCAGCAACTTCATTTCTTTTTCGGTTGACTTTAAATCGGCAGCAAGCTCTTTAGTTTTTGAATCTATTTCAGTAAGCGTCAAATTCAAAGAAGTTACGGTTTCATTTTGTTCTGTTACCGCATCAAATAATTTCTGCTGACCATCAATATCGTACTTACTTAATGTTTTTAAATCTTTCTTAACGAGCATGACAGAATCTTTATTATCTTCTACCCAATCAGCCACACGGTCTTTGGCGCCAGACAACAATTCAGTATGCCGCTCATGTTCCTTTTCTAGTTGTTCATTATGCTTCTGTTTAATTTCCAACGAAGACTTTGTATCCTTCATAGCAGTTTTCAACAGCGCCGCCTTTTCAGACAGCCGCACAAGACGGAATAATTCTTCCATGATATCAGACTGGTTAGCCTGTGACGCATGGCGTACAGGAAGGTCGAGGAAAGGTTGGTGGGTAGCAGAAAATGCAACAATCCGCACAAACAGTTCATGGGGAATACCCAATGCTTCTGCAATGAAATCATTGATATGCTTGACACTATCGGGTGTCACGTCTTGGTCATTGTCCTTATGTACACGCATATCTAATTCAACGCCTACGGGTCTTCGGTACACCCGCGCGTAACTTCCCAAGCCTTTTTCTTTACGAACACGCTTGACGACATATAATAAATTATCTTTTTGGAATTCAACAATGACTTCAAGATGTTCTTGGTTGACCAGATTATCCATAGAAATATTGGAAACTGGCTTGCCGTAAAGTGCGAAGACAAGTGCATTAAGCCATACTGTCTTCCCAACTCCATTCGCACCTGTACCAGATGCTGTATTATCTAAATCTTCGCCTACAATTAAAGTGGTACCGCCGGGGTCTAAGTTGATAACCGTTGGTGCAGCACCATATGATAGGAAGTTTTTTATTGAAAGTGTTTTAAATTTAATCATAAGTTATTAAATCCGAACAGATGCAATATTAAATTCGCCCGTTTTCGTATCAATCATTAATTGAACAGAATACTCTTCACCAATTGATTGTAAAAAGCTTTGGCGTGCTTTGGGGTCTTTAATCACTTCTTTAGCCCATACATCAATGTCTTCTGGAAATTCTGGGTAAAGTTCCAATGCGACAATTTTGCGATACACATCATGGTAACTATCAAGAACGTCTTCATCTTTTAAAATTTTTGTCATTTCTATAACCTTATTTTTTATTTTTATTATGTTACAAACTAATGTATATGTCTTCAAGCATATCGTTGTCAATGTGGTCGGATTCAATATCACTCAACATATCAACAACCATTTCGTCCACTGTACCAAGTTCACCATCAATATCAACTTCAACTTCCGTTTCAGTTTCGGTCAAGGCTTCATCAATTTCAGTAGATTCTGTAATAGTGAATTCGCGTAAGTCATTGTTTTCAATATAGGTTTTTCTAATTTCAATGCTTTCTTCGTAGGTGATAGGTATATCAGCAACTACCTGTACGCGCGCATTAGGGTACAATTTTATACGGTCTTCGAGGACGTCGGATAATTTACCCTTAATGTATTTGGGGCAGACTTCCCAATCGTTAAACTTCATTTTATCAGTATTGTGGTCGAATATCATCATGCCACGCTCGATATCTCCTGCATCAGCAAAAGAAGTGGGAAACGTATTACCGATATAGGTTGTGTTTCCCTTATTTTGTCGTTTATGGAAGTGACCAGAAATGATATGTTTCTGCTGCTTAAAGTCGCCATGGTTAGGACCAGACTTCATTGTAATGTTATAACCAGTGACAATGAACCCTTTGAATTCAAAGTGACCAACCCACATGGGGATATTCTTATATTCAGCCAAAGAAGGATATTCTTCGTGGAATAGGTACGGACACATCAAGACGCCATCGCCAATGTTATCAAACACGGTAGGTTCGTCAATCATTATAAAATTATCAAATTCGCGGAACGGGTGAACGGAATATACGTCACGGTTGCTGCGGTGATATAAGTCGTGGTTGCCTATTACAAAATAGACAGGGAGTCCTAATTCATTGACTTTCTTGGCAATTTCGTAGGAATGTTTTAATGTGAAGATGTTGATGGTGCTGCGAACTTCGTGCCAATCTCCTACAAAGCAGATGTAATCTACATCCCCTTCTTTCTTGACGTTGTCGCAAAACCAGTCAATATAGTCCATACAGTCTTGGTTATGCTGTTCGGAATTTGACTTGGCGCCAACGTGGAGGTCAGTGAAGTACGCACCTTTCATTAATTTGGTGATACCCATACGGATTCTCTTATTATTGTTATATTGGTATTATATCAGAAGTGTTGTTCGTCGTCAACATATATTTCTGTAGTAGAATTACCATCAGTAATGTACTCTTCGTAATTCTCAACTGACGTCTTAGCCCTTTTCTCGCTGTTAAGGTAATAAGCAAATGCGCAATTAATAACAGTAGTAAAGTATGCGTGTGCATTGTCAAAGCGGTCCGGGTCAAACCTTGTCCATGATTTTGTTAACTGCATTAAAGCATGCGCCTTCATATCTTCCAATAGTGGATAGTTAACGAATCTGGCACTGTCGCCATACTTTTCGGTCATTTCCATGAACTTAGTAGCCAGCCAGTCGGACATGACGCCCTTGGCTCTACTACTTCTAAGTTCTTTTAGAAATTTCTTCTTTTTAACCCTATACCGAATCTCCGCAACGTATTTACTTAGCACCGTCGCCACCAGTCAACTCAACTAACTTCTGTGCGTCGGTGACAGTCTGACCGTGGTCTTCTTCGTCGTGGACGTGGTGTATGTCTTTTGAATGGTCATTCATGTACGTATGTGATGGGTTCAGACCCTGCTTCAACAGCAGTTCGTCGCGTACATCCCGCTGTGCCTTTTCTTTGTTTAAGAATTGATTGAATGAATTATGAACACATGTGGTGTAATATGCAAATGCATTAGTAAACCTTTCGGGGTCAAACTTATGCCATGTTCTACATAGCATCATCATAGCATACGCTTGCATGTCTTCGTTGTAGGTATAGCCTATGTACCGTCCAGACCTACCGTAACGTTGTGTCAGCATCTGTAGCATACGCGCTAATTTATCAGACATGATGCCTGCTTCTCTACTTTTTACTACTTCCGCAAATAAGTCCTTATTATTTAAGTAATTCTTTTTTGCTGGCGGTTTTTGTTCTTTTTCTTCTGCCATTATGTTTCTCCAGTTATACTATTATATATCATTAATTTAGAGTTGTCAACAATGATAAATACCAATAATAAATGGAGATGTAATAATGGCACAAAACGAAGCCAACAACAAAGTTAAACTAGTATCGGCACAGAGTAGATACCGCCGCGTCGAATTCCGCGCGACCCCGCAGATTACGGAAAACAGAAACGTAAACTATACTTCACTCGAACCATTACACGCACCCGGTCAAATTCAGGTGTATAAAAATACAGCATCTCGAAGCTTTAGTATATCGGATTTGAAACTAATTTCGCGGACAACAAAAGAAGCTGATTTGAATATGAATATATTATGGCAGCTTCGCGCATGGACGATGCCTCGTTTCGGTAATAGTTCCACATTAACAGAGCATCAGCGCGACCAGCGCAACCCCCTTACTAATTCATCGCAGTTTGATGTTAATGATTTTAACAATCAAGCCGAATATAATGCATATATAGACACTGGTACCGAATTATTGGGAGCACCACCTGAAGTCTTATACCTATCTGCATATTCAAAAGATATCGGCGCTGATGCTGTAGGAACATCAAAACCCGGAACAGCGGTATGGCAAATTGCACAACACCTTAATCGCATCCCTGTCGTTGTTCAGCAGCTTACAATACCGTACCCAAATGATGTAGACTATATAAACACTACCAGTGGTGTTCCTATGCCGATAATCATGAATTTAGATTTATCGCTTATAGAAACACATTCACCTAACGCATATGAAGCTTTTAGCTTAGACGATTTTAGAAAAGGAACCTTAAAAGGATTTTAATTATGGCATTATCAGATAACAACTTGAAAAAATCAACAGACAACAGAAATTCCAGATACGTACAGGGTGGAAGTTCCGAAGTACATAGTATTAGAATAGGATGGTGGGAACGCCAAATTTTTGAAAGACAAGACGACGACATTCGATTTGTGGTTGGTGCGTCAGATTCAAAGCGCCCCGACATTATATCACAGATAGTATACGGCAAAGCAATATATGCTTGGTTAGTTTTACAATACAATAACATAGTAGATGTTGAAACAGAATTATTACCCGGAAAGGTATTGTTCTTACCAACACAAGACAGACTCATATTAGATATCATTACCAAACCTACGGGCGGTAAGAAAGTATAAAGGAACATAATGTCCAACCCACAAAATATATTAGGAAAATTTGACACATACGCATACCATCACATATTACTTGTTTGTGATAGTACGCAAACTGCTGAAGAATTGGCAACCACAGTAGAAATAACTACCCTTCAACATCCAAGAAATGAAGACCGATACGCCGCGCGTGAAGTAAAAGACGGCAAATACATAACATTGATTGATGGTATGACTGACGCCCGCTTCTTTATAACTAATGCAAGGTGGTCAACAATCATTGCATCAGATTCGCATATTGGTAAAGGTAATATTCCACAATCTACCACGATGGCAACTGATGGTGAATTGGAAATTGTAGAACCAATGGGCGCATCGTTTCTAAATAGGCTGACGGATATATGTGATACATTAGAAACAGACCCCGTCGGTTTGATTTTTCTATTAAAAACTATTTTTGTTGGTAGGAACGCAAATGGTTCCACCGAAATGATTACAACGATACGACCAATGATGTTTGTAGCATATGACATTACGGCGTTGTTTGATAACTCTGGTGCCAAATACAAAATGGCGTTTGTTGGCTTGACTAATGGTGCAGGGAAACTTCCACAACCAAATAAGATATTTGAAGGTCTATCATTTAAAATGGCACCATCGTTAGTTGATACATTTAAAGCATTAGAAGATAGTGTCAATACAAAATATGATGCATTTAAAAAGAAAGCGGCAGCCGAATTTGCAAAAACATTAACAGGTGACAACACCGCCGTTGAAGCGAGACAATTCCTTATTGAGAATTATAGGAATGTAAGATACAAAATTATAGCAAACGACTACGAGGATAAATCTAAATATAAGGCGGGTGATTTGGAAAATGTACGAATCGCGGATTCCCGTGATGATATGGTTCTGAATTATGGACCTAGTGTTGGCATTGAAGAAATTCTTAACAGGGTTATGCAATCGTCTTCTGGTGTTATATCGGACGGGAAAGTACCAAAAGAAAAATATATTTATAAAATCATTTCAACATTAAAATCTACACCAACCGAATATGTGTTAGAATATCATATCAATCGTTATAGTCAGGCAATAAGTCCATATGACCAACAACGTATTGACGGACAAATACAACCACTGCCCGGCCAATCGATTGAATTTAATTATATCTTCACAGGCAAAAATGTGGATATTAAAAACTTTGACATTAAGATGGAAATGGGAATGGCGTTTTTTCAAATCGCTGCGACCACAAATAATGTACCTTCACAAAAAGAAGCAGTAACTGGTAATGTATCGCATGTAGTTCAGACTACTGGCAGTGACCAGACCGCATCACAAGGTACAAAACTTCGTGGAAGAACCCCATTATTCTTGGGAACAACATTAAGCCAAACTCCATCGCGAAACACTAAAAAGCCGATAGATTCAGCCAGCTTTCAGGCGCTACTCGAACGTCACGCAGCTCTTGAAAATATAAGTGCAAGTATGACAATTTATGGAAACCCACAATTATTGGACGAAATGGCAATATTGCCATCGGAAGTGGAATCAAAACAAACCGAAGACGCCAAAAAAGACACAACCGTGAATCCGCAATGGCTATCAACACCAACCCTGATAAAAGTTAATATAAAAATGCCCGTGGATGCTAATGATGTTAATACGGAATATGAAGATTTTTGGTATAGTGGTTACTACACATTACTAGAAGTTGAAAATATTTTTGAAGATGGGACGTTTATACAAGAACTGGGAATGTATAGTATTCCAATCAACAACCAATTCGATGATGTTACTGACGAAACACCAGAAACAGCCGCCGAAGCAGCACAAAGCGCATCTGCTACCACATCCGAATCTGGCGGGAACGACGCCTCTGCCTCTGCGGACAACAAAAGTACCGAAGCTCGAAAGGCTGATAGGAATCAACAAAACGTGCCACCAGAAAACAGCATCAAACCAAAAGGATAATATAATGGGTAAGTATATAGACGAAGCAACCAAAATCCGCGACCCAAATGGTGAATTTACCTTTATCACCATTGGTGAAGTCATTGATACTAATGACCCACAACAAATGGGTAGGGTGCGGGTTATGTGTCCATTGTTGGGCGATAATGGTGACGATATAGTATCTAATGTGCCTTGGGCGACCTACGTTTCACCATTGGGTGGTACGACAACTTCGCCCTCCCGTGGTAGAAAAGATGATGTCACGCCGGGACAAATAGCATATGGTATGTTTAACGTTCCTAAAGTTGGCAGCAATGTATTGGTAGCTTGCATTGATGCAGACCCACGCTTCCGCGTTTGGTTAGGGTGCGTGCACGACCAATTCCTAACCCACACAATGCCGCATGGTAGATATAGTTATAAAACAGAAAACACACCCGAAGGTCCGTTTTCGTCCTCTGAAGATAAAATCCAACCGTTATATGATAGCCAGACTGAAGCATTTAGCGGCGGTGCCGCCGAAGCAAGGAAGTCCCACGAATTTAGAACCCGTGCAGCCGACGTGTCGGTTTCTGGTTTGGGTGATGAATTTGTTAACACACAGGAATCGAATATCTCATTGATGTCTGATGATGTTGCAGTTGATTACGAAGATGGTAAATATTCAAATACGCAGGGGTATCAAAAGAGCAGGGTAGAAAAAGGCACATCTAGTAATACGGGCGATGTTATATACGACCCACAAACATATTCATGGACAACTCCCGGATTTCATGGACTATCAATGTCTGATGCGGCAGAGCATTGTCGTATACGAATCAGAACAACTCATGGTCATCAAATCATCATGGACGATACAAACGAAAGAATATACATCAGTACTGGAAACGGTAAAACTTGGATAGAAATGGACGAAGCAGGTAACATAGATGTATATGGTGAACGTAATGTATCGGTGCATGCAGAAAAGGATATTAATTTCACCGCAGGCGGCACGTTCCGCGTGCAAGCAACAGACGGCATTCATTTGTCTACAGATGGCGAAGCACGTATATCTGCGTTTACGGGCGTACATTTGCAATCAGATGACACAGTAAAAATTAAAGGCGCCACGATGTTTATTGAATCTGACGCCGACGTAGATATTAAAGCAGGCGCCAATTTCATCGCAGACGGCGGTGGCACAGCCAGTTTATTGGCTGGTGGTAATGTATTACTCACTGGTGCACAAGTACACTTTAATGGTCCACCTGCGCCACCAGCAGCAGGTACAGCAGGCATCGAAGCACCATTACCACCAAGCCGTCAACCAGACCACGAGCCGTGGGCACGAATGATGATAGACGACGCAGGCAATCCAGAATTTCCAGACTATGAGGATGCGGGTATTGGTCGCACTGAAAACGGTGAAGATTTGGGTAGAAATCCTAAGTGGCACCGCTGATAAATATTAGATAATATTAGGACAAGTCACTAACTGTACGAGATATAGAATTGGTGAAGCTTGACTTGTTGACTCATATGTTTACGGAACGTGGTTCAAGGGTTATGATGCCGACCTTCGGTACTATAATCAAGGAATTGACTTTCGAGCCACTCGATACCGACACATTAGATGAATTACATTCAGAAGTCAAATCGGTACTAGATTATGACCCACGAATAAAAATACTTAAATTAGTAATCGTGCCCGATTATGATACCAATTCGGTGGTGGTCGAAGCCATCCTGAATTACATAGAACTAGACACCGTGGATGAATTCAATTTGAACATCCAATTTGAGGATTAATATGGCTAATCAAATAGCAAGAGCAGAAGCATGGGAAGTTGTACACGAAGCGTTTACGCAGGTTAACTTCAATTCCTTTGACTACAATACAATAAAAGAAAGCCTACTTGATTATGTCAAATTGTACTTCCCCGAAGACTTCAATGACTATATCGAATCAAGCGAATTTATTGCACTCCTTGAAATATTTGCCTATGTGGGTGAGTTGCTCGCATATCGCTTAGACTTAAATGCCCACGAAAACTTCCTTACAACTGCACAACGCAAAGAATCAATCCTCCGCCTTGCTAAGTTGATATCATACAAAGCTTCAAGAAACATTGCGGCGCGTGGTCTAGTTAAGATATCATCAATACAAACTACAGAACAAGTTGTTGATTCACAAGGCAGAAACCTATCTGGTCGTAAGATTGTTTGGAACGACTTAAACAATGCTGACTGGAAAGAACAATTCCTATTAGTAATGAATCGTGTTTTATCGCAGGACTTTGGTAGTGTAAACCCTAACGAACGTGTACAGATTGAAGATGTATTGTTTGAACTTTACACATGGGATAACCTGTCACTGAAATCAAACGGCGTTACAGCGTTTAGTTACTCGTCAACTTCTGCTGGACAATCATTCCCTATGGAATTGGTACCAGTTGAACTTACAGCAGACTCACCAATAGAAAAGCGTCCAGAACGTGATTCTAAATTCTCATTACTATATGGTTCTGATGGTCTTGGTGACGGCTCAGATACGACAGGTTTCTTCTGTTTCACGAAACAAGGAACATTACAAATCGACCAGCGCTCATTTGATGGTATTACGCCCAATCAAACGGTTGATATTGAAGTAAACAACATTAATGAAACCGACGTCTGGTTGAACAATGTTACCGCCGATACCCGCGAAATCCTAATTACTGACCCCGTTGAAGATATCCTCCCTCACTTAACCGACGGTTCAAGTCGATATGGTGAATGGTTTGAAGTAGACCTAGCAAATGGTCAAAACATTATATTTAACACAGACTTGAATCGCCAGAAGTACGAAGTCGAAGCTTTAGACGACGACCAAATTAAAATAATATTTGGTGATGGTGAATTCTCCGAAATTCCACAGGGTGAATTTGACCTTTGGTATCGTGTATCCGCTAATAGCAATACGTTGATTCAGAAGACATCTGTAATTGACACTCCCGCGAGCTTCACATACCTCGACTTAACCAATACGGTTCAGACGATAACTTTCACTTATTCATTGATTAGTTCTTTACAGAACAGCTCAGTATCGGAAGACATTGAACATATTCGTCGTGTGGCGCCTAGTGTTTATTATACACAAGATAGAATGGTAAATGGTCGCGACTATAACTCATTCATGCTTAAAGACCCATCTATTCTTAAACTTCGTTCTGTCAACAGAACGTTTGCTGGTGACTCTAAGTATATTGCATGGCACGACCCCAAAGAATATTACGAAGACGTTAAAATATTCGGCGAAGACTTAGCGTTGTTCTGGATTGAAAACGACCCAGTAAATGGTGGTCTTGCTACCACTAGTACATTTTTAGCAGCACAGGAGTTATTAACAAATTTAGTTGAACCATTATTGTGTAGTCGTGATTTTTATAATGTGATGGTTGACGAATTTGCTGACGCAGGTAGAAATATAGAAGAATTGCGTTGTACATTCACTGCTGCCGAAAGTAACACAATTATTGCGGAGTTAACTGCCGCCCTTCAGGGTTCTAGTCCGATTGTAGATTTACACTTTTCTGCCACGGCGGGAGCTGTTGGTAGTGGTGGTGAATGGACTACCCTAGAAACAGTGGATAGTATCTTTATGATTCGAATGGAAGCACAATTTACTGCCAGCTTTCATTCTTCTTGGACAGTCAATTGGCGTACAAAGCGTATGGTTTCGCAATCAGAAAGCACAAAATTCAGAAACACAAATACGACAGCTGGCGTTGTAAATTTTAATACATTAAATTCTAATGACGACAATATCACAATACTGGCGGCAAATATTAACGGTTCAGCTAACGCAGTACTTGGTGAAAATTTTGACTATAAATTTTGACTATAATGTATTAGGTCAAGAATTAGTTGAACAAAATTTACCAAATGCTGGATTACCAGACGACAATAGATTGTCTGTATTACCTACAGATATTACAGACGACGGCGTTCCAGACTTTGCGCCACAACAAGACATATTAAATGCTGTTGAATACTTTACTATAACTGGTACTACTATATTACTCACAGGCACGAACATGAGTTACGTAGAAGGTACTGCTGCTGATACATTGACAGTAAAAGTAAATGATATAGAAGTCGGATTTAGTGAAAGTACTAGCACAGGAACATCGGCGGAACGAACAACAATTATCCTTGATGCTGCTCTTGGCGGCTCACCTTCGCCTAATGTAGAAGTCATATCAAAGCAATTTGTATACTTCTTTCGCTCCCTTCCTACAGAGGACTGGGTACCAGTGACAACCAATTCACTAAGTAAAAGTAACTGGTTCTCCGAAACAGGCGACTTCTATACTCGCACCTTCAAGCGCGAATACGGAAGGTATCCAATGAATTTCGCATGGTTCTATACTACACCAAGATTACATCTTATCGACCCAGCACCATCTAATATTATTGATACGTTTATTATTACGCGTGGCTACTATCAGGGATTACAGCGTTGGCTTGAGAATAAGACGGATACAAAACCTACACCACC